ATACCGGGCGATATACTCGGGGCGCATGTGGCTGACTGAATGCAACCTGGTACAGACGCCCATTGACACCGCACAGTTCCGCGAGATGTTCCAGGCAGCGGGTGACACGTTTGAAAGATACGCCTGCTACACAAACCAGCAGGACGGCGGAGGTTCATCGCTACCTTATCCGATGGATCTATGCACGGATGGAATATTGACACCGATTGGTGAAGCGTATGCGTTATTGGGTTAACACAAAGAGGACATATGACCAGTAAACCTGATTTACAACTAGCATTTGAGGCCCTTAGAGCAAAGGAACCTGGTTATACCGTCTATTTCGATTACTATGACGGCGATCACCCGTTGGTCTATTCCAACAGCCGACTCAAAGAGATATTTGCAGGCGTGGAAGAGGTCTTCATCGAAAACTGGTGTGCGGTGGTCATTGACAGCCTGAAAGATAGAGTCAACCTGGCAGAGATAACCGCCCCCGCGGGCGTTACAGAAAAGCTCGATCAGTTCGTCAATGATAACTACCTGAAGATCGACAGCGATGACGTTCACGAGGGGGCCATGGTTGCAGGCGAGTCTTTTTACATCGTCTGGCCGGTTGTCGTTGATGGGTCCAACGTAGTGGAAGGGTATTATAACGATCCCCGCAGTTGCCATATATTTTACGAACCCGAAAGGCCCCGCATAAAGCGATTTGCGGTCAAGTGGTGGGTTGGGGATAGCAACGAACTTCTATACATGACACTCTACTACCCGGACAGGTTGGAGTATTACATCTCTACTAAGAAAGCCTCTGAGATGACCAGCTACAAGAGCATGGAGGAGCTGGAAAGCCCAGCGGCTAACCCATTCGATGAAGTACCAGTATTTCATTTCAAGGTACGCAATCGCAAGATACAAAGCGACCTGCATGACACGATCCCCATTCAAAACGGGGTGAATAAGCTGCTTACCGATATGATGGTTGCCGCTGAGTTTGGGGCCTTCAGGCAGAGGGCTATTATCAGCGATGCCGATATCTTGGGTAAGCTCAAAAATGCACCTAACGAGATTTGGTCAATTCCTGCGAGTGATGGAACTACACAGGCCACCAGCATTTGGGAATCAACACCCACCGACCTGAGCAACTACCTGAACGCAATCGACAACCTGGCATCAGCTATTGCCATCATCAGCAGGACCCCAAAGCATTACCTTTTGCAGCAGGGCGGTGATCCATCCGGTGAAGCCCTGATTGCCATGGAGGGGCCGTTGACCAAGAAAGCCACAGACCGCATTGACCTATTTGTTCCGGTGTGGCAAGATGTCATCCGCTTTGCCCTGAAGGTGATGGGAACCGAGATAGACAAAAACGAGATTGTTGTCAAGTTTGATCGACCTGAAACAGTACAGCCTAAGACACTGGCAGAAATTAGAGAAATCAACAAGCGGGCTGGTTATCCCCTGGAAGCAACCCTCAAGGATGAGGGCATGACCGAAGATGAGATTGCTAACGTTATGACGGCAAAGGATGATGAAAGCACAAGAGCCCAGGCGTCATTAGGCGCGGCCCTTTTAGAATCCCGCAGAGGTTTCAACCAACCGCCCGCGGGTGAAGGTGATAACGAATAGTGGCAGACGCCCCTTTGAGTGATCCCCTAGCCGTTACAGCGGTCAAGGAACATAAAGCCGCATTACTGGCCATGGAAGAAATCCAAATGACCCAGATGGCGGATACCTGGCTACAGGTGGAGCGTAACCTTCAATTGGAGGTCCAGTCTCTAGCGCGGTATATTTCTGACCAGGTAGCCGCGGGCGAAATGGTAACTGATGACATTCTCAGGTTGAGGCGATATCAAAGCCTGGCAGCACAAGCCGCCATTGAAGCGGAGAAATATGCAACGTGGGCAACCAGCCTGACCACCCAACAGCAAGAGTTATGGGCTAAGTTGTCCATCAATAACGCGGTTGAAGCTATCCAGCTTTCCTATTCTAATTATGGACTTGACTACCCGGTATTCGACATGCTGCCCATTGAAGCGATAGAAAACGTCATCGGGGCAGCGTCTAATGGATCCCCACTACATGCCGTATTCGCGGGTATCAGTGATGAGGCCGTGTTAGGAATGACCAACGCCCTGGTGGATGGGGTCTCTCTGGGACTTCCCCCGCTGGAAGTTGCCAAAACAATGATGAACGGATTTGGTATTGGCCTGGATCGTGCCTTGACCATTGCCAGGACAGAACAGCTAAACGCATCCCGCAGAGCGTCACAATCCCAATATGACCTGAGCGGCGTTGTCCCTGGTTATCGCAGGATAGCACAGCACACCCCCGACACCTGCGTAGGATGCCTTGTAATGGACGGCGAATACTACGCCAACGAACAGGCATTCGAGGAACACGCCCGGGGCAGATGTGGATTGATACCCGTGGTTGAAGGAGCGCCTTACCCTGAATTTGAGGTAGGGAAAGACTGGTTCCTTAGACAGCCTGAAGATGTGCAGCTCCGCATTATGGGACCTGGCAGGCTAGAGGCTTTCAAGGCTGGTGTTCCCTGGGATGATTTCGTCGTTCACAAATGGTCTGGCGATTGGGGCGGCTCCTGGGTTCCCCGCAATGTGGGAGATTTGCCGGCTTATGCGCCAGAGGTGACAGAATGACCTGCCCGCAATGTTCATTAGTGAAAGGATAGTATGAAAAATGCACTGGTCTGAGATACCGTATGATACCGAATGGTATATAGAGATTGATGGAGAGTTGCACAAAGTTGGCGGGGTTTATATATACTCATTGGATAATAGATGCTTTCATGGCTCCAATGAAGCGACAAAACCATCTGACAAGGTAAGAGGAAGGTCACCGTCTGGAAATTATGTTGCTACTGTTTCCGCATGGTGGCATACGCCAGATGGCGGTAAGGAGGGCGTTGAGGGATTTTTCAAGTATGGCGAATGGGTAAAGCATCCAGATAACGATTGTCCAGTATTCAAGGTTAGCGAAAGGATAGCATGAAGAAGAAAATAACCGTAATGATACCCGCAAGCGACGAGCTAATGACCGCAATAGAAAACGATGACGATTTTAGAGAATATATTAGGAAAGAACTGGAAAGCGCCCTTGTAAAATCTATCATAGAATTCGACAAAGAACTTGAGCGGTTAATATTATACGGTGAGACAAGCGAAAGGATAGCATGACCCCTGAAGAGATAACCGAACTCCGCAAACTGCTAACAGAACTACGGCGTGGGATGCTCCAATTGGAGCGTGGCTACCAGAACATTGCAAAATACCTGAATATTTGTTATAATAATAAGGAATATCTTAGTATTGACGATACGACAACCGTGGTAGATGCCACGGAGTAGAACAACCGAATAAGGGCCGCGCTAACGCCCCGCCCGAAATAACGTCAACAGAACCGCCATTTATAATGCCCGTTCCTGTAACCAGGAGCGGGTTTTTGTTGTTTTGGAAAGGAACCGATGTCGAAGAAGATTTGCCAACACTGTAATTATTACCGTCCTTATTGCTCCAATTCAAAGAGCGATAATTTTATGGAAGGAGTCAAACCCGATGATACGTGCGCTGTATTTGTGAAGCGTGGCAGCAAAGCACCGTTAGCCATGCGAGCCGCAAACAGGGCGCTAGCGGGTATATTAGCCCGGCGGGATGCCGGAAAAGGAGAGAGGCGGGATGCCTGAACCAAATGTAAATGTAAGTGTAAACGATCCAACAGGCGAGGCAGACGGGGCAGGGACTGAACCGTTAGTCTACGATAGCTGGTTGGGTGAGCAGCCCGATAATATCAAAGAGATGTTGTCGGGTTGGGAAGGTGGGCTGAAAACAGCTCTACAATCCGAACGTTCCCGAGCAAAAGACCTTGAGAAGCAGGTGCGGGACGCATCTAAAAAGCTTGACGAGGGAAGTGACGCCCGGGCTCAATTAGAAGCCTTAGCCGACAATCTGGCAGCCGCAAAGCAAGAGAGCGCCTTCTTTGAAGCGGCTCATGCAGCAGGTGCCAATAATATCAAACTTCTATTCATTGCGGCAAAGCAGGATGACGTTATCCGTTCAGATGGGTCTTCTGACTTTGTGCAACTAAAAAGTGTCTACCCCCAGCTATTCGGATCCACCGCGGTATTGCCCAGAGGTAATGCCGGTGATGGTACAGATCCCCCAATTGGGAAAAAGGATATGAACGCATTTATCAGAAAGTCTGCGGGTAGGAGACCATAATATAAGGAGTAAAAAATGCCGTACAACAGTGTTATTTCACGTGCAGATGCAGCGGCTCTGATCCCTGAAGAGGTGAGTATGGAGCTGCTGGAAGGTGTCAAGGAACAATCAGCGACAATGCGCCTGGGGCGTCGCTT